AGTAGAGTTACTGCAGGTATTGTTGCTGAATTGAATAAACAAGTTGGCATAGAAATGACTGCCGCAGAACAGCGCAAAACAGCAAAGCAAAACGAATTACAGCAACTACAATATCAAAAAGATTTGATGGCAGATATTTTGCTATTGAATCAAAACTTAACACAGAATGTACAGTTAGGTCAATTAAGTAATCAAAACAAATTGATTGGGTTATATGGTGAAGAATTAAAAGAAAAACAGGGCTTGATGAGTATTGAGAATGAAAGATTCAATGCTGTTATTAACGCAAGAAACAAATTTGAAGCACTAGGTAAAAATGCTACAACACAAGATCAAGCAAGACTGCAAGCTGAAATAGCTCAAGCACAAAGTGCGGCTGATATGAAAGTTGATATATTAAAAGACCAGCTTGCAAGAGAAGAAGAAGCTAGACTAGATGCAAAGGCAGGATCTGAAGAAACTGCAAAAGCACTTGCTAAACAGTTTGAAGGATTTAATAAAGCCGCAATGCAAACTAATGCTGTTTGGAGTAGCATGAGCAATGCTATTGATACATTTGTTGATACTGGTAAAATAAGATTTGGTGACTTTGCTCGTAGCATTATACAAGATTTAATTAAGATTGAATTAAAAGCGCAAGCTACATCATTGTTAAAATCAGCTGGTGGATTCAGTGGCATATTCAGTAGCATTGCCGGCTTCTTTAGTGGTCGTGCGGCAGGTGGACCTGTGTCATCTAACACACCATATGTTGTCGGTGAAAAAGGTCCTGAATTGTTTATGCCAAACACTGCTGGTAAAATTATACCCAATGGTGGTAGCATAGGTGGAGGAGCAGGGGCAGTTAATGCACCTATCACAAACAACTATATTACAAATAACATTAGCGCAATTGATAGCAAATCAGTAGCACAACTATTTGCAGAAAATAGAAAAACATTACTAGGTACAGTAGAAATGGCTCGCAAAGAGTTACCATATGCTACAGGTAGATAAGGAATAATTATGGCAACAGGTTTACAGACAATATTAAATTACTGCAACGGCATAGAAATTAACCGTCGTAAAGTAGTTGGTATACAGGTTACAAGAAACGAAATACCAAGAGTAAGTCAAACTCCAACAAAGAATCCCTGGAAGTTTACATTAGACATGCCTAATAAATTTAGATATAGTCAAGCTAGAGATTTGATGGAAGCATTAGATGTATTGGATCGTATTACACCACAAGTAATTACATTTAGTAATCTGCCACAATTAAGTTGGATTTTTCGTTATCAAGGTGCATTAAGTAGTGGACAGTTGGCAGCAGTCACAGTAACTAGTTGGGTTGGTACAACATTAACATTGAATGTAACTGGTGTCGTAGGAGGAGCAACAACTGTGATGTTTCAACCTAATGATTTAATTCAGATTGGTTCTAGTAATGAATATCCTTATCCATTCACATCAACTACGCAAGTGTTGCGTGGTAGTGGTTCTAGTGTAGTAGTTACAACAAGCAGACCAAATATATTGACTGGTAGTCTAGCTGGGGAAGGCATTATTGTTGGCAACAACTGTCAGTTCAACATGTTCTGTCCTAACATGCCAACATATAAGTTAATACCAGGTGGTGCAACAATAAGTGGCACCACTACAACAAACAATGCACTGCTTGAGTTTAGTGATAGCTTTCAGCTATATGAGTTCGTGGGAGATGCATAATGGATATTATTCCAGAAGTAAGCAACAATGCTACAAACATCAATAGTGCAGAATTCGTTAGACTAACTGTTTATAACGACTATTCAAACACAGCAAACACAACAACTTATACATTTAGTAGTGCTTACACAAGTGAAACTATTGATGGCGTAGTGTACAGTCCATTAGGTGGACTATTAAGTGTTGGCGTACAACAAAGAGATTTGCGTGTTACTAGTGCAGATACTAGCATTAGCTTAAGTGGTGTTGATGGCAATAATATATACATTGTGCTTGCTACAAAAGTTAAAGGTAGCGAAATAGAAATTACTCGCGGCTTCTATAACAACAATTATGTGTTAACAAACACATATCCAAGATTCACAGGCATTGTCACAAGTTATAATATTGCTGAAGATAGAATCGCTGATACTGACACATTCACTGTAACAATTAACGCAAGTAGTTATAAAACTGTATTAGAAAATAGATTAGCAGGTAGAAAAACAAATGAACAAAGTTGGCAAGTGTTTAACAGCACAGATAGTTCAATGAACAATATGTATTCATTAAGTGGTAGAAAGTTTGACTTTGGTAAGAAGCCAACAGCAAGTCAACCTAATCCTAGTGCGGCTACTAGTGAGTCACAAGTTAACACAGAAACTAATGTATCAAGCGGTGGTGGATACTAATGAGAATACGATTAGCAAATAAGTTTGACCAAACTGAAATCTTTGAAATGTTAAGACATTACAGAGAGAAAACACCTATATCTATGTTAGCAGACTCAAACAATGAAGAACATGTTAGTAAACTATTTCGTCACATTACATTAGGTGGTGGCATCTGTTTACTAGCAGAAGATGTTGATTATCAACCAATTGGTTTACTAATCGCAGTTGCAAGTACTTGCATGTGGGATCCTGATATTAGAATCATGGAAGAACTAGCGTATTGGGTAGAACCTGAATATCGTGGCAGTACAGCAGGATATAGATTATTAAAAGAATATCAAAAGATTGCATTGAAACTTAAAAGTGAAAACAAAATACATTGGTACTCAATAAGCAAGATGTCAAATAGTCCAGACTTAAAATATGAAAAGTTTGGCTATCGTAAGATAGAAGAAAAATGGATAGCAGGAGTATAAAATGCCAACATCACTCGTAGCGGCGGCAGTAGCAGTAGGTACTTGGTTAGCAGGTGAGACAGTATTAGCGTTTGTAGCTAGAACTGTATTGTTTACTGGTATCAGTAGAATCATTGCAAAGAGGTCATTAAGTCAAAGCAATAGTGCGGCAGCTAGTGGCAGAACACAGCAAGCACCAGTTGCAAATAATGTATTACCAGTTGTATATGGTACTGCGTTTATTCCACCAACTATAACAGATGCAAAGATTAGTACAGATCAAAAATACATGTGGTATGTTTGTGCATTAGCAGAACATACAGACACAACTGTAAGTAGCGGATATACATTTGGCGATATCTATTACGATGGTAAGTTAGTAACATTTGATGGCACTGATACCAGTAAAGTTACAAAATTAACAACTAATGGTGACACACCTCAAGAAGATACTAGCATTGCAGGTAAACTATATATTTGGAAATTTCCTAATGGTTCTACTAGTGGTATCAGTACAGGTGGTGCTAATGCAATTACATTGTTAAGTGATAATAGTACTGGTGGTGGTATCCCTTCAGGTGAAAGATGGAATGGTCCTATCTATACATATACAGAGGGTTTAGTCACATACAGTCCAACAATGACCAACACAGCGTTTATGATTATACGAGTTGAGTATAATGAAGACGCAGGTTTAAGTGGATTAGGTCAAGTACAAGTTGAATTAACAAACACTATTACAAAACCAGGTGATGCACTAAAAGATTATTTGTTGAATAGTAGATATGGTTGCGCTGTACCATTAGCTAAAATTGATACTGCAAGTTTAACTGCATTAAACACATACAGTGATGAGTTAGTTACATACACTACTACTGGTGGTAGCAGTGCTACTCAAGTAAGATATCGTATTAATGGACCAATAGATCCAGCGAACGATTGCTTAACTAACTTACAGCAGTTAGTTGACGCATGCGATAGTTGGTTACAATACAGCGAATTGACAGGCACATGGGGTGTTGTTATCAATCAAAGTTATACTGACTACACGACATTAAATGATTTATTTTTAGTTGATAGTAGCAATATTGTTGGTGGTGTAAATGTAAATCCGATTGACTTAAACAGCATCTACAATGAGATGGAAGTTCAGTATCCAGACTATAATGTACAGGATCAATATAATTTCCCTGTTATTAAATTGCAAGATTACTATCCACAATGGATGAGTCCAAACGAACCTGTCAATAGAATCAATTTAAACTATCCACAAGTAAACAATAACATTCAATCAAGATATCTTGGTGTGCGTAGATTATTGCAGGGTAGATTAGATTTAACTGTAAATTTTACATTAGACTTTAGTGGTATACAATTAGTTGCAGGTGATGTAATTAAAATTAACTTGGCTGAATATGGTTGGGGACCTACGACATTAGATCCATCAAATCCAAGCCAACTGTTTAGAGTAAGCAATGTACAAGAACAGAAGAATCAAGATGGTAATTTGTTTGCAGTAATTACTGCATTCCAATATGATGACGATGTTTACAATGACGATCCATTAACAGATTTTGTGTTAGATGGTAACACTGGTTTAAGTGATCCAAACATTATTAGTCAGCCAAGTATTCCTATAATTACAACTGGTGTAGTCGCAAATGGCGCAACTAATTTTTTTAGTGTAAGTAGTAATGTCCCTGCAAGTGGTTCAGTGTTATATATGGACTTTAATGTAGGTACAAGTAGTAATGTATTACAACATAAATCATTTAGTACTGTACAGATTGGTGATGGTACACCTTATACAGCTAATAGTAATGTTACTATTAATATTAGTGATTTAAGTGCTAACACATATTATTGGTCTAGTACTGCAAGAAATAAACAGGCTGGTAGACAAAGCAATAGTTCAAACTCATATGTTTGGAGTGGTCCTAGCGTTTCAAACTTTAATGCAAATACTAATGTAGGTGGAGTTACATATGCATTTATTGGTGCTGGCACTGGATCAGAAAATGTAATTGCTAGTTATGGTTATCAAATAGGAGCACCCTCATCAAATATTACTACTCCTCCAGTTGATATGACTAGCTTTTCTAGTAATGTAAAAGCTGCCAATTTTGATACACCAAAATATTTAAATGGATCTACTGTAAGTTCTACAGAATATTTTCCCTTTTATCAAGGTACTAGCGCAATAGCTAATGGTTGGTTTGCAAATAGCACTAGTCAATATAATCCTCCTAGAGCTTCTCAATGGAATGACCTTAATGGTGTTGCCAATTGGTGGTGTATGGATTATAAAACATTCAATCAAACAATATCAGCTTCAGAAACATTTAAATTTACATACAACATGCAAATGGTATCAGACATAGATAGTTCAGTGCAAATAGTAAACATGATTACTTTTAGTTCAGGAAATTTAGCAGTGTTTGATGGACAAGATGTCAGTACATATGAATTACTAGCCAATAAACCAGTATATATAAGTTCAACATATTTTGCAGCTGGTTCAACTAGTCTCGATGGAGCGGGGATGATGATGCGTAATATGACTAATGGTGCTAATGTAGTTGTTACTGAAGCCGCATTACTATCATTTAGACAAAAACAATAAATAGAATATAAGGAAAACAAAATGAGTTTACTATTAACAGGCGCAAAGACGATTACAATCGCAGGCACAGTAATGCAATGTATAGAGATATACACAGGAGAAGCGTATACTTTTCCTTTTCAATTTACAGATAGCGCAGGTAATGCAATCAACTGTACATTGCCAAGTGCATGGACATTATCTACAGGTGTAAAATATTATGTTGCTGATTCTATCGCATACAATGTAAATAATGTAGCTACTGAAATAGATGTTGGTAACTTAACATTAAGTGGCAATACATACACAGGTGGCAATTTAAGTGCAGTGTTTACGACTGCCGCTAGTGGATTAGGCTATCTTTATATACCAGCAGACTTAACTGGTCCTGTTGGTGGTGGTCCAACAATACCATTAGCAAATACTTCAGCAAATACTAACATCGCTGTCGTTACACTGACAGTAACTAGAACTGATACTTTAAGTACACCTAAACAAAATATTAGTCGTGAACCAATTGGAATGATCGTAAGGTATCAATAATGAGTGATATAAATTTAGATTTTACCGTTAACAATAACAGTATTAATTTTACTGTAGAACCTAACGAGATAACATTTACGCCCAGTGATATACAGTTAGCTGTATATAGTGGTGGCTTTGCTCCTGCAGGTGGCACTAACTCATCAGTTCAATATAATAACAATGGCATATTAAATGGAATTCCTAGTGCAACATACAATGGCGCAAATTTAACATTAACATTAGCTAACACTAAAATCACTGGTGGTAACAATCATTACTATTTGCAAACAGATGGAACGGGTAATCTTACATGGTCTACAGGGACTGGTAACATTAGTGGTAATGGCACAGTAGGTGGTGCAAATACACAAATACAATTTAACGATGGTGGTGCTAACTTTGGCGGTAACGCAGGATTTACATTTGATAAGGTAACAGGTAATGTTAATATGCCTGGCGATCTAATTGTTGTTGGTAATATTACTTCTAACAATTTTGCAGGCAATGCAAACTATGCAAATTTTGCAGGTACTGCATTTAATGTAAGTGGAAGTAATGTAAGTGGTGCAGTAGCTAACGCAACATTTGCATTAGATGCAGGCAATGCAAATTTAGCAAATACTGCAAACATAGCGGCTACAGTAACAACTAACGCACAGCCAAATATTACTAGTCTTGGAAATTTAACAACATTATCATTGCAGTCAAATAGTATTGCTTTGGCAAATAACGCAGGCATTACTACCCAAGCTGATAAGGCAGTTGCTATCGGTTATTATGCAGGGAGAACAAATCAAGGATCTCAAGCAATAGCAATAGGCGCCGGCGCAGGCAATATTAATCAAGGTGTTTTTACTATTGCTATGGGTCCAAGCGCCGGTGCAAATACTCAAGGAGACGACTCTGTTGCAATTGGTAGATTGGCAGGTAGTAATACTCAAGCTGTACAGGCAATATCAATAGGACCTGAAGCAGGTGCAAATTTGCAAGGTATACAGGCAATTGCTATTGGTTGGCGAGCAGGTGCCACTGCGCAGGGTGTTCAAGCAATTGCAATTGGGACAGAAGCAGGAGAAACTAATCAAGCAAATAATAGTATTATATTAAATGCTAGTACTGGAAATTTAGATA